TCCATGACGCAGGTTCCCCCCGAAACACGTAGAACCGGCGGCGGTAAGAAACGCACGTCAGTTAAAAATAACAAAAAATCACGGAAAGGAAAAAAGGGGAAGAAAGGTACCCAAAAAACAAAAAAGAATAAACGTACCCGTCGTAAGCATTAGGTAAAATATATAATACGACAAAATAAAACATAAAACAATTATTATAATCCTAATTATAATAATTCTGTGCGTTAGAAATGGATGAAAACAATGTTGTCTTGTTATTGAAAACCGTACAAATACAGCCTATACGTAACATGATTACGGCCATAAAAGATATATTGACCGATGCTACAATCACGTTTACCAAAGAAGGAATGAAAATCATTAATTTTGATAAAACCCACACCATACTAGTAAATGTCATGCTCCATGCCGACAAATTCGAGCATTACTACTGTGAACCTGACAAAATCATTGTGTGTACCAATACACTCCATTTATTCAAGGTAATCTCCACCATGTCTAATGACGATACGCTTTCCATGTATATTGATCGTAATGATTACCACGACGGGGTGGTTTCGCATCTGGGTCTCCAATACGACAACGGCGATATCAAACAGTGTTACAACCAAAAATTGAGATTAATCGACCCGGATACCGAGGAATTGGAAGTACCGGATGTGGAATATACCACGGCGATCAACATGCCTACCACCGATTTTCAGAAAATCATACGAGATTTGAACGGCATCTCGGACCGCATTGAAATTAAATCGGTCGGAAGCGATCTCATTTTTTCGTGCGAAGGAAGCTTTGCCAGTTCAAGAATCATGCGCTCGGAGTCTGACGGTAACATGGAATTTATCCAAAAACCGGACGCTACTACGGTCGTACAGGGGGAATTCTCTCTGAAGAGTTTGAGCCATTTTATCAAGTGTACTCCGTTGTGTAGTCACTTGGAAATGTATTTGGAGAACGATCTTCCGTTGATCGTGAAATACGATGTAGCATCTTTGGGCAGTATTTTGAATTGCGTGGCACCCCTTCCTCCCAGTTAAAACGTTGATTAGTTATCTATTACATATTTCACGTATACAGTCACCAATGGACCACGACGGGTTCATAATCTTTAACCGGTTGACCTCAATTGTGAATAATTTCCGCATATTATTCAGTTCATCCGCGGTCCACCACACATCCCTTTTAATGTTATCATTTTGGTAAAAAAGGTGATCATTAATGAACGTGATTTTGTTTTTAGTCGGTTCAAATTTTACGCGGTTACCAGGATTTTTTTTAGAATTTTTCAAACTACTGTGGATACTGTCTTTCGTACTGCTGTTACAGCTACTGAAAGAAGAACGTGTCGATGATTTACTAGAAGCAGAAGAAGGTTGTATGTAAATCTTTCCGAAACACTGTAAATAACACTGGGGATATTGATCGGCATAATTCGAGGCAAATGTGATGGGAGATATCAAAGGAGCCATATTGTTACGAGGTGTAATGCTGTTGTCCATATGCTTAAACGTACTTTGATATTGAGCGGTTAACATTTCGCACCTACTATCGTTATATGTTGCTATACCATTATTTAAATCGTTGATAGTAATATTTACATGTTTAATTGGTGTATCTAAAGATGTTCTAAATACCGAATAAGTACTCATGTATTCTGATTACAGAATACCTTTAAAATAGGGACATAAATTTTTATTGAATATCCTACATCACTTGTATTTTCAGATACAAGTGATAACGACTGATTATCTGGCTCATAGCACCTTTACATCGGTTCATATTGTCTGTAAATGTTTAAAATTCGGGTTCGTGTTTCTTGAACAAGCATCCCTGCTTCTGTAAATTAGGTAAATTTATTAACGAACTGGGGTCTTGGTACTGGCAAGTATCCAACCAAATTTTTATAATACAAAAATTTTTCTTAGGAGAAACGGTTATACCGTTTACATGTTTATTCATATTTTCCTCTTCGAAAAGCGTCTCACCGCACAGTGCGTAAAAAAGTAATTTCCATACTTCGTGAACCTGACGGTTGATGACCTTGAACGAAAAGGCGCCACCGGTACGATTACGTGGATCTTCCCATTGGGGTGTAATACCCCTTCTCATTATAAAAAGCATCGTATACTTAACAATCGATTCAGATATCGTTTCGTTGAGTGATATCACGGTTTCCAACGTACTGATGTTGTTAGCGATGATTTTATAACTGGAAAAATCCCAGTTCTTATCGTGTGGTAAATGGTAATATAAATCCCATTTACCAAGCAATTGGTGGCATGGGTTCGGGATACCTGCCGTATCCGTCATTATAGTCCCGTGTATATCTAATACCGGAGAACTTTATGTGTTTTTCTTTTTTTATTTTTTACTGATGTGCGTTTTCGTCGCGACTTTCCGCCTGCCGTCTTTGCGGATTTATCCGAATCATTCGAATTATCGCGGGTCATGCTCGATTTACGCGATTTAAATGATTTGGTACCCATGGATTTACGTTTACTGCCAATATATTTGGGTTGAGATGCCGGCGGATTGCAGGCGCCTTTGCCTAGGACCGGAAACTGGCGAAGGACGGTTTTCACCTCGGATTCGGAGATCTTGGTATAACTGATGTCGTGTTTTCCGCCCTTCTCGGGGCAATACAGTAATTCGAATAAGAAATTGACTTTCATAGCGTCGGTCACTTGAAAATCGTCGTCCAAATCCTTTTCCAGCTGTTTATGTAAATCTTGTTCACATTTCATTTTTTTCGTAATATCAAAAATTTTGTCGCAGTCTGCAATAATTTGAGAAATATGTTTGAAATAGGCGTCCACTCTCCCCATCAATATCACATTACCCTGAAAGAGAGAAACAATCATAGAATTGATATAAGGTTCCTCGAACATAGTTTTTAATTCATCGTAACTTACTTCTTCCGGCATTTTCGGCGAAAAGGTCAATATTTTATACAGGTTGTTCTCCGTCTGTCTCATGTATTCCATCAGGGGGGCACGTTCTCGTTGAAAATTATCAATCGTTTTCTGTAATTTGGCTTCCGTGTCCGCCTTTTTAATGTTGTCGACCGTGTTTTTTATCGCGATGTTCATCTTTTTCAATATTTCTTCCGCAAACAATTTCAGATCGTCCAACGATTCCTGCGGAACCGGTTTCGTAAATACTCGGGATAAATTACTTAAAAATTGGGCCATTTATCGGATTTATTGTATATATTCCCCGTAGAAAAAATAACCCGTATACGAAGCCATTCGGTTATACGACGGATAAAATTGTATAATTGTCCTTCGTTAAAATCATATATTGATGGCTACGCATTTCCACCATGTTCATCATACAATCCATAATCTTGATGACGTAGTTTTTGTCAAACACAAAGGGGGACGACTGATATTTTAGACAGCGCGCCACAAATAATTCCGATAAAATTTCGTTGTTTTCTAATAGATATCCCGGATCAATGTCTAAATATATCGGATTCTTCATTTCCGGGTGGGTATATTCTACGCACAAGAAATGTTTGCGCGTTTTCTCGAGTGATATTTTATTTTCTGGGGAAAAACTATTTCTACACACGTATCGATGTTTTACTCTGAAAGTAATTAGACAGGGATTGTTTAGCGTCAACGTTTTTTCCTTTTCGGACCACATATTAAACATGGAGGATTGGATGGTACTGAGAATATAAGAACGTTCAAAATCGGCGGTTTCCAGAGGATTCAAACAGAACACCGCATGAGGATTAAAACAGCGTAAATAGTGAATATTGTCATTTAAATTCATGTAATGTTCATTAAAGACGCCGTTGGATATGTAGGAAAGAGAACACCACGGGTCGTAAAACGGTTCGAGCTTTTTCGTTATAAACACTTGGGCGAGACTGTAGATCCCCTGAAACACGGTGTTACTTACTTTATTGACCCGAGAGTTTGAATAGTAAAGGTCCTGTAATCGCGTATTAAAAAAAATATAGGTATTGGAATACATGTTCAATACGGTCATTCCCCACATCACCGTAAAGGATTTAGACCAATACAAAATAGTGTTCAATAGAGTTGCCATTTTTGACGATATTATTCACTTAAAACGGGGGTCTTCCTCTTCTCTCTGTCTGTCTCTCGAATGATCTCAAATATGGTAAATATATAGACAACCGCCCACATTCTTTATGTGGTTTCCGGTAAAATATAGGTGGTGACGGGTGTGGGTGACGGGTAGTCCAAATTACAAATGAAAACGATTTATATGTAATTTGTGTAATTTGCGTAGGTAGGGTAAAGAGTGGTGGCATTTGTGTCGAGAACATTGATGGAACACGGTCACCTTCCTAGTATACGATTATTGTTTCAAATTTGCGTAATCTACACCGCAATCATTAGTATACATTACGCGAGTGCCTATGTGTATACGTGGTTGTGCGTTCCCAAGGGTTGGACCGGATTTTTGATAACACCCTTCAACGTATCTACTCCCCACTGCCGCGCGTTGCGATGGTCAATTTATCATTTTGCTGCCAATATCGAAACCATGTGGAGTATTTTAGCTACCTGGCTCATGCTGAGAGTTGCACAGGTGTGTTCACAAATTACTTGCCCCTGATTGCTTTCTTCGCATATCCATCGTTAATTTCTATGTATAGTATATATCACATATCTTACGCATTTTTGAGAACATGAGCAAGTGGACGTCTTTGGTGAAGAAACACTACGAAAACATGAAAAAGACGATGAAGAACGTCAAACTGGGCGACGCCATGAAAAAGGCCGCCAAGGAATGGAAAATGAGTTCGAAAAAAACGATGGACGGTAAAAAGAAGATGCACAAACGTAAAACGATGCGTAAAAATAGTGGGAAACGCGGTGGGTCTGGTTGTGCGGCCACCGTCGTTCAGCCCCAATCTTCCGCGTAAATTGGGATAATCCATTTACACATATATTGACGGATTTCTATATGTTTTACACGAAAGCATATAGAAAAATATTAAGGATATTAAAAATATTACAAATATCGCGGTGCTTTATACCCATTATTTGTAAACATGTGGTTTCTTGAGGGAGTGGCATGGCTAACAGGATTTGTAGTGGTGTCTTCATTTATACATAAACCGTTGTACCAGAATCACCATAAAATGGTAAGATACGGATTCATTCGTCATTATGAATACAACCACTTGGATAAAACGAATTTAGATAAATTGGAAAAGTTATTTTACCTGAAAAACAGCCGCTATTCCCCCTACAAAAATAAATTCACCAACAAACATTTTAAAAATATTTCGGAGGTACTGGAGAACGTCGACGAACGTTTTGGGTTACCGTCCAAAGATTCGCGCGCGGAATCGGAGGCAAACGCCGACGCAGAAGTAGACATTGAAGAATTTAAACGGCAACTGGACGTGATTGATCGCGCCGAGCGCAATACATTGGGAAACGAGGATGAAGATAAATACGACAACAAACAATCTGAATACGGATATATTGATCCTCTCGGTGTGTTTCGGTACAGAAATCCGGCGCTGTTTGGTAAAGAAAATCCTCGGCCACGCGCTACTTCCGGAAGTGCTCGAAACGACGAGTTCGGGGGGGATGGTAACTTCCAGATTATCAAAGATTCCGATTATTCGTTCGAGGATGTAGGTGGTTACGACAAGATCAAGAGTGAACTGTTACAGACCGCTGATATTCTGGTAAACTACGAGAAATACCGCAAGTACAATGTCCGCACGCCCAAAGGTATTATTTTTGAAGGCCCTCCCGGCAATGGTAAAACCCTCATGGCCAAAGCATTCAGTGGTGAACTCAATGTTTCGTTTATCCCCGTATCTGGTAGCGAATTTTCCGAAAAATACGTGGGAGTGGGAGCGTCCCGTGTGCGTGAATTATTCAAACTGGCGGAGGACAACAAGCCTTGTATTATTTTTATTGACGAAATTGATGCGGTCGCGCGTAAACGGGGTAACGATGCTGTCAGTTCAAACTCCGAAAAGGACCAAACCCTCAACCAACTGTTGATCAATCTGGACGGGTTTAAACAGTCCAACGGAATTTTTGTTATTGGAGCTACCAACCGGATTGACCTACTGGATCCCGCTCTTATGCGTCCCGGGCGCATGGATAAAAATATTTTTATTGGTAACCCGGACAGTGAAACCCGGCGGGCAATTTTACAAATTCACATGAACGGTAAACCGTTGGCCAAGAAAGTATTTTTGGAGACACTGGTGGAAATGACCGGGGGGTTCTCCGGAGCACAAATTGAGAATCTCCTCAACGAATCCATGTTGCGCGCTTTGCGCGAAAACCGCGAAATAATCACCATGGAAGATTTGGAATATATTGCGAATCGGGTACTGGCTGGATGGCAATCCACCGAGTCGAAATATTCGAATGACATCATTCAACGCATCGCCATCCACGAAATGGGACATGCCGTCGTGGGATTTTTTTCGGAGAGCCATCCGCGCCTGAAAAAGATTTGCCTCAATTTATGGTCCCCCAAAACCCCGGGATACACTATTTTTGAAAGCAATGATGAAGACGTCAACATTTACACCAAGGAGGGTCTGTTTTCGCATTTGATGGTACTACTGGGTGGACGTATCGCAGAGGAACTCTTTTTTGGGTACTCGGTAACTACCGGAGCGCGGCAAGATTTGGACGAAGCATACAAATTGGCCAAAAACATGATTTTACAGTACGGTATGGGTAAGAAAAACATTTATCCAGATATGAGCGATCAATCCCGGTATTTGATTGACGAGGAAGTGAATTTGATGTTGGTCCGCGCAAACGATGCCGCTATGGAGATCATTAGTAAATCCAAAGATTTCATCTTGGAGTGTTCCGACATGTTACGTGAAACTCATGTACTCAAGGTAGAGCAAATGGTCGATATTGTGCGTTCCAAACATCTGGATTTGTGGAAGGAGTATAATATTACTCGATTTATGAGTTGATTTATTACAAAATAACGGACAAAAATGTAGAAAATTGATATTCTTTATTGTGGTAGGTAACATGATGTTTATGTGAAATTGTGCGATAAACACCATGAATCCGAATTATTTGAATGATACGCATGTTCGTGACGGGTTTTCTTTCCCGGACTTTCAAGATAGGAGACAGAAGGGCCTACATATAGAGTTACACGATGCTCGTTACCACGTCGAAGAAAACCTGCCCAAAGTAGTCAGTATGCTTTTTCTGGGATGGGTGTTGAATGCGTTGATCGCGATTGGACCCCGGCGTATTATCCGAGCGATTCATGCGATAGCCCATGTGGTTATGAACTTGATGATGATGTTGTTGCTCGCAACCTGGTTTCGTAATATTTGTATATTCATTCTCGAACAACACCAAGTGGAATAAAAAGAACACAAATTCGTTATATTTATTCGTGGGGGTTAGAAGGTATATGGTGTTTTTTATGTGATTTTACCTAACACGGTCTTTGCATTAGATGTCTAAAGAAACCACATTGCGATCTGAGCGAGGTTTACGACGGTTGGTGCGTTTCGGCATAGCCGAATTCTGTAAATCTTTCAGGCTCGAAATACTGATCATGGAGTCGTTTTCGTTCAATTCGGGATTCGCGGGGGGCTGGTGAATATCGACGGTTTTTGTTTTCAGACCGGATAGAATGTGGTCAATGTCCGTCATCTTGGGGCCGTTCATCTCTAAACGCTGTTGAGGGGGGGCTTGCGAAGAAGGCATCGTTGTCGGGGTAGGAAGAGGTACTTGAGTCACCATCGGGTTCGCATTGGCGGGCTGGGGAGGGTTCATTACCGGTGGTTGGGCGGCAGGCACATTGATGTTTTGATAACCCGAGTTTACCTCGACACCCCGCTCTTGAAACATGGCCCCGCGGCCCATGGCAATGTCCGGGCGGTTGGGCATGGTAAACTGCATGCCCGGACGCGCCGTAGCGGGGGGAGCGGGTTGGTTACGCGTCTCCACGGGCGCAGGAGGGGCACCCGTCATCGGACCCGGGCGATTGTTGTTCAATAAATCACTGGCAAAGGCCATACCCGGGGACTGTTTTTTCATGGTATCCACCGCCGCATTCGTGAACATTCGCATCAGTTCCGGGCTTTGACGCATGATATTGTCAATGCCCGGCGCCGCATTCGATAACGCACGATTACTAAAATGAACCACACTGGCGCTGAAACCCAGTTTCAGTAACAGAGCCAGCTCGGGACTCATCTTTCCTCCTTTGTATTTCTCGTGAAGCTGTTCGAAAATCTCGTCGTAACTGTTGATGTCTTCACTCACCGATTCACCCCATCCGTCCAAATTAATATCAAACGGGTTAAACATCGAATTTCCGTATTCGATCGTATTAATCGCCGTAATTAACCAATTCTGTTGTAATTTCACCGCATCACGTTTCCGCTTGTCTTCCAAGGCGCCCTCATACTCGTCCTCGATTTCGTCGTAATTGGAATCCATCGTGAAATGTGGCGAATTCTTGATGATACCTTTTTCGTACCATTCCTCCAGATTCCGAATCATGGTGCGCTTTTTACGGCGTTTTTCCCGATCCGTTAAATGGGCCGAACTCGACGCGTAACCTCCGGTACGGGGAGGCACGTCATTCACTTTAGAATACCCGTCCCACGTTTTGGTGTTTCCGGACATGGAATCTACGGTGGCCTGACCCACCCGCGAATCGGTGGCATCTTCCTCCGTAATAATTTTGATATTTTCGTCGGTACCGCTCTTTTTGGCACCCGTAAACCCCCCGAAAAAATTGGAAAATCCCCCGAAAGTTTTCGTCTCGCCGCCTGACGTGGGTGCCGAGGACACTGACGCGGTTTGTATACCCTCCGACAGTTCATTCAATTCACTTTCCAGATTGTCTAAATCTTTTGTATCAATCGTAGTACTATGGGACGTACTCCGGTTTTTATCATTCATAAATAATTCGATACCAGACCCGAAATTTACCGATTTTTGGGGAGCGGGTTCTCCAAACTCGATGCTGATGGGCTCCAAATTATCTAAATTCAAATCAATGCTTTCCATTACGAAAATATTATTATATTACTATAATTTTTATTTTTAAGTTCTCCGCGCAACTTATATTATTTCGTGATGATGTAAATACCACATCCCCTGTAAAAAACAGTCGGCGAGGTCATCCTTTTTCGCGGTATGGAGAACCGCCGACCACTGCGAAAATTCGGGAAATTTTTCCAACAGGGCTTGGGTGTATTTTACGGAATCCATCTTGTGTTGGCGATATTTTTGTGAACTGGTTGTAGTCGCAGTGACTGCCGTCTTATCCGCAAAATATTTCAGTTTATTTCGGGAAGACACAAATTCGACCGTGAGGGGAGAACCTAGAGTTTCCGGATGTCTCATAATAAAGTACTGTGTCAACATGCCTTGGATAATTGACATACGAGACGCCACGGTCGAAATTTGATTCTCAATCAAGACATGTGTCACTTCTCGCATGGAAGCAATACCGTCCAAACATTGTTTGATTCTTTCGCCAATTTGGATCAAGGTGTATTCGTCGGCGCGCTTTTTTGTTTCTTTCAGGAGAACCAGCGTCCTTTTTTCATAAAATGAGAGTATTTTTTCGATTAATTGCGATCTTTTCGGTGGTTCTCCGCCGTCGACAATTATTTTATTGTCCGCGGCGAGCTGTTGGAGTTCTACCAACTTTAATTTCTTTAAATGCGCGGGAGAACATTGTTTGGTAGGGAGAAAAAAACCACAGTTTTGGGCATGTTTGTCACAAAAAATATGTTCTCCCTTTTCGTATTTACCCTTTCTTCCACACACTTTTTGATTTTTTTGCGTGGCCGTACATTTTTTACTCGACGGCGTGGTTCCCGCGGGCACACCAATCAAATCAATGACATTCCAATCCACGATTTTTATACCACTGGCCGGTTTTTCGGTAGAATCGCACGAAAAAACGCAGTAGGCTAGATTTTTAATTCCCACGTCAAAACTCACTATTTTCATTCTGAATAAATACAGTATAATACACGGTGTATTTATTTTATTGTCGAAACAAATGTTTTGTCGTTGTATTTGCGCACATCCATGCTGTGGTGGGTCATGTATTTTCGGTATGTTTGGTTGGAATCAATACCGTACGCGTTCAACAAAGCATAGTTATCTTGAGCACCGGGCTGATACCAAGAATCGACGGGTCCACGGCTGCGAGCAGGGGTTTCTTGAAGTTGCGGTAAATACTTGTAGGGGAGCTGAGTAATATTCACCGAAGATGTCGCGTGAAACGGAGCAAATGACGGTTCAATGTGGAATGACATGATAAATATTACACGGCTTCTATACAATTATATGGATAATGTTGGGTGGGGCATTATACGATCAGCTTCAATAAATCACCCTTTTTCATCCGAGAAACATCCTTGGCTAAACCCTTCGCCAAAACGTACTGCTTCAGGGCATTTAGAGTCATCTTTTTGTAAGACTCCAAGGGATCCACATTCACCGATTGAAGGGGAAGCTCCGCCGTCGTCGACGGTGTATCATCTACCTTAGCATATCCTTCCAGTTCACTCGGAATTTCTTCTTGATGGACGGTAACCTCCGTGGGTACTGCGTCCTCGCTGTCGTCAATTTTAATTTTAACCAAATTCTCCTCGTTTTCGTCGACAGTGTTATCCGTGTCAAACTCTTCTTTTAAATACATTGCGTCCTCATCATCCTCGTCGTCGTAGTCCTCCACGTTCTCATCCTCATCATCGTCGTGGTCATCCTCGTCATCCTCATCCTCGTCATCCTCATCCTCGTCCTCATCTTCATCGTCGTACTCGGTTATTTTTTCAATTTGAATGTTTTCGCCTAAATTCACATCTTCGTTGATCGTAAACGCGGCACTTTCCTCGTTCTCTTCCATGTACATGGGTTGATTAGGGTATACAGACGAAAACATGTAATTGCCCAAATTACCCATATTCATTTCCGGTTTATTGAGCAAAATGGTAACCTCTTTACGGCATCCGGTAACTTCTGCCACTAATTTTTGAACAATATCAAACAGGGTATCTACTTGATGCTCCGTCTTGGTCAATCGCTGCTTAAAGTGATATACCAAAAGTAAAATTAATACAAAGGTTATTCCTAAACTTAGAAAGAAAAACGTTTCCATAAAACTGAAAGTAAGCATATTATATTACTATTATCCCACATTAAAAACAAATATATTGAACGAAGTACGCAGCTCTCCGCGACGGTTAATAACATGCCACTGGACGGGGGGTTTTACTTCCACATATAACGAGGTGGAGAACCCCGAGATTATGTTTCATTAGTATATAGATTCATGGAATCAAATATGAATATGAGTAACAATTATGAAAATATGCCCAATAATGCCATAAATTATGATTTACGTGATTTGCTCATTGTCGTTCTGGTGATTGTACTGGTTTTATCTATTTTAGGCATAAATATATTTTATTTAATCGGGTACCTGTTTCAATACATTGGGTACCTATTTAAACCGCTTTTTTCGATTTTGGGATATACCTCGGGATCCGTGATCAACACTACTTCTGAATTGGCGGCCGATACCTCTCATTTTGGTATCGATGTCGCAAATGGTACCGCACACGACATCGGTAATCTACTGTTGGCGGCCAGCGACAAACGTGACCTTCCCACTTTGCCCCCTGCGGCAAAAACGTACCCGTCTGCGATCCTGAACGCGATTGGTTCTACCTTGAATATTCGCGCAACCCCAGTAGGAGCAGCGGTCGCCTACCCGGCGCCCCCTATCATCACTCCGTCCCCCGTACCGAGTGGACCCTCGCCCGCCATCACGATCCACCCCCCCTCCGCAGACACGACCGAAAGCCCCATTCAAAATCCGATTTCTACCAACAAATCTCAGTGGTGTTTGGTGGGCGAATATCAACAGCGTAATGGATGTATCGAAGTCGACGATATCCATAAATGCATGTCGGGGCAAACGTTTCCCAACCAACAAATGTGTCTGAATTCTTCCATGAACACGGGTTCTCTACCCACGAATTATGGTTCGAAAACGGGTATCCCCACTCCACAAATTATTTACAAATAAGAAGGTATAAAAGGTTAATCATGTGTAATGATTATTCAAATACACATGAACAAAATACTTTATGTCGTGCTCTTAGAGAATAATAGTACCCGGGTAAGTGAAAAGATGCTGCCCAAATTTTTTGTTTATTACACCACCACAGAATGTGCGACCAGCGTCATGAAAGAAGCCGAATATTTATTCGAATTTCCCAAACTATTTTCACCCGTTAAGATTGTGGAAACCGCGTGGAACGTCGAGGCGCTGGATGTGGACAAAACGGTGAAAAAGTATATGAAAAAATACGGTATAGACAATGTGCGCGGTGGGAGTTACACGTCGGTTGTACTTTCTGATGCTCAGCACAAAATATTGAAACAAGAACTCGCATTTGTAACGGAACATCCCTCGTTTCCGGCAGATGTCGACGAAAACCAGGTGGTACCTGATTCCGAACCGTCCAATCTGTATCGCGAAGAATTCATGCGTAATTTCATGTACCAGCATCTTTGGGGGGAGTATACCAACCTCGCAACCCTTGCCCCCCAAATCAACGAATTGTGCGAAAATCGTGAAAAACTACGCGCCAACCTGGAAAAATACCGTCGGTTTCAAGACAACAAACAGATGTATTATTTTAATCGCAATGTCGTAGATAAGATAGATAAACTCCGGTTGTACATGGATTCGTATTCAGAGGTGAATTACACCGCCGAATCCTCCGATACCAAGAAAAATATGCCCGGCTTGGAATATACCGACATTCTCAAATACATACAGCATGCCGTTCAGGTGGTGAGAACCTCACACCCAGTTGAGTACCAAGCCTTTATTGAGCACGCCCAAGAGATACCGGAAATTTATTTTTACTATCCGCATTTTTTACTGGACAATGTGTTTTTACACAACAAGTATTCTGCGCACCAGTTATCTTGCGCCAAAAAACTGTTAGAAACCCTCGAGGGGATGTGTTATTTTGTCTCGAATAAAATCGAAGAATTGATGTTTGATTTGGAACATATTCCCACAGACATTCACTGGAAAAACGAAGTTGTCAATTACCACATATCACGTACTGCCTACACCTAGTTATATGCCACTAAATGTAAACGGACGGTAGGTGTTGGGATTGAAAATCGGGGGGTTTTGGGGAACAATAGTACAATTATTTGCGGAGGTGTCGTAAACCGGAAAATTCATGTAAACCCCGTAATTAAAATCCGTGATTTCGTTGGAAGTATTCACCGGGGGGTCCACATTCACATTGAAAATAAGCTTAAAATCGTAGACATACCCGTAGGTCGTTTTCAATTTAATGTTTGTAAACGACAATGTGCCTAGATACTGATTTCCGGTAAATGGTAACGCCGACATGTTGGTGATCAAGGACATTGAAGCGTCGTACACCGACGATGAAGTCGTGATAATATTTTGAGTGGCACTATACACCGGGGTATTACCGGCAAGTGTGGTATAATAATACACATTCAAGGTGGCCGTGTTAATTTTCAAATTTTCGGTAAATGTCGAACTCGGAACCACGCTCCTACCGGATACGTACAACCCCACGGGAACATAAAAACTAAATGTGTATTGGGGGTTTTCCACATCTCGAATAGCTAGAGAAAAAAGGGTCGTTTCAATACCATTGTCGGCAAACATGGACCCACTGGATATTTGTGGATTCCACAAAATAGTGACATTTTCGGTGAAATTCGCGTAAGCATTCTCGTTCTTAACATAGTTGTACAGAGGTACGGTGGGATCATAATATAACACGGTGGGGGGACCAGGTACCCCGCACGCGGAGGAAGGTGTCGGTACCAAGATATTCTTCGCACAAATGGCCGACTGGGTGTTGGTGGCGGTGTTAAGCCACGACCATTTTTGAGATTTTGTAAACTGATTGACCTGTGTCGTATTTTTTTTATACTGTAATATTTCGGCTTTTCTGCGCATGTCCAACTGAAAACGTGTATTTTGCGGATAAGGTGAAATCGGGGTATACCGCGGCGGAGGGGTTAATAACGAAAAAAAACGTGATCTCTGGGCGAGTAAATTACATACAATCTGTTCATCGGGACTGATATTCTGGTTATTTGTATTGGTACTCATAATTGATACAGTATACTATATCAATTATTATCTAGGGTGGGTGTAAATTGCGCTAGATTACACATTGGTTGCGGTGGTATACCAGCTACTCGATAAAAAGTTCTGAACGTAGTTGGGGCCGGTGTTCATTGTAGTATTCGGGCTACTGGACACGACACTGTTGATCTCAAACACGTTCAGCGCGCGATTAAAGTACCGCAAATCCGAAATTTGCCCCGAAAACCCGGCGTTTTGGCAAACCCATACATCGTCGTAATTTTGTAGGGGTACATTGACAAATACTAAGCGCTGGGTAATGACTCCGTTGATATAAATGTCCATGACCTTGTTTTGTAAACGAATGATAATGCTAACCCACTGATTGAGCGGAATGTTCGGGATATCGACCGTTTCGGTAATGGTAGATATATCAGTGGTGGGGTTATTTGACGCCGTATTCATCACAACATGCGCAGTATAAGACCCGTCCGTTTCATGTTTCAGATACAGTCCAGGTCCATTGTTGACCTTCATGATGCCGGTGTTGATATCAAAGGTATTGTTACCCCCTTTGGTAAAAACATGTTTATATTTAGTGCTGGTATCCTTAGTAGTACTGTCAGTATTTATTGATACCCACACCGACCAGGTAAACTCCATTCCGCCCTGTTGATTGTTAGACCGCTGAATTTGGATAGACCCTGATTTACTCGGGTCTTGAGTGATCTGTAGTGAAGTATTTCCGGGATTGATTCCTTTCACTAAATAGGGACTCGAACTCGGCTGAACCAAATAAGCAATAAGGGCGATACCCAGTTTAACAATTACTAAAAACGCAATGAGAACCAGAATTAGAAATACGAATTTAGCTATTATACCGTTGGAATTCAAAAAATCTTTAGATGCGGTTCCCGAGACGTTTTGAGAAAAACCACTCACGGTGGAAGTGACATTATCTCGCACATTGCTAAACGTTTCTGCCACTTTTTGGGTTCCCTGACTGATCGTGGTACCTAATTCGTTCATATTATTAGATAATTGTTGGGCAATCGGTGCACCATTTCCTTCACTCATGGTCTATAATATAGAATGGGGATATGTATACTATATTATATTATCATAATTTCATTTACCCCGTGTAGAGGGTTTAAAAGAGAGAAAATTGGCTGGTCGTGGCATTGTTTTGACTGATGGTGACCGTCGCATGATATCCTCCGCCCAACACCGACGTAAGCGAGTTCGACGTAGTACCATTCACATAGTTATTCCATACCGCGGTCGGAGTGAGGGGTGTAGAATAACGGGTGAGTCCGCTAATGACGGCGTCATACCCGCTTCCATAAAACAGGTTGCTGGTCTTGTCGGGACTTACCTGATCAATCTGTAACGATTTCACCATCTTTCCGTTCAAGTACACGTCGGCAACATTGTTATTAATATTTACCACCACATACACCCAGGTTTGTAACGGAAAATTGTTGGTCACCGTGATCATGTTGTTGGTCTTCAAGTAACTGGGAGTCAATTGGCTGGGATCCATTACGGCATCACTGGAAGGCGGCTTCGCATAGAAAGGTTGTAACGACGAGTTCACCGCACAATTCAACACTCCGGTAGTTTTATCTAAATAAAGTAAAATGTCGTTGTACCGGCTTATGATCACCTTGTTTTTATTGGTGTCCCACGAATTCACGTAAATCCAGAATCCGTACGCATATTTCGTGGAAGTCGGATTGGTCAACGAGCTCGCCAATATCGGTGCCGCTGGCGGCGATGAATTCAAATTGACCGGGGTACTCGACAATGTGTTTTTACCGGAGAACCATGTCATATAAACGTAATAAATGATACCCAGTAAAATGACAACAACTAAAATGATGATTAAAACATTCAATACACTCATACCACCGTACACTTTTTTGGCCATACTTGAATTATTTTAACAGAACCGATAAAATATTATTATACTATGATGTGATATTTTTACTTTGTACGGGGGCGGTTGACGAATACCCGTTACATCGCGACGGTAGGAGGGTTTTTATTCGACAACAGCTTGTACATTGTGCTTATTTGGGTCGTTGTCAATGTGTTTTTGTAATACGCAATATTACAAATGGCACCGTCCAATCCCTGTAAATCACCTACCGTCAGTACATCTTCTCCGCTATGATACCGCGGATAGGGATGGGTAGAATCAAATTTAAACACGCGTACTAAATTTCCGTTGAGATACAGTTCAACTTGGGAACCCGCCGACCAATAATTAAATACCAAATGATTCCATTTTTGTGCCGTCATTTCTAAAAGCATGCTAGTATTCTCGTTTTTGGCATTTTGTTCAGGGTCCGGTGATCCTGAAAATGTGATCTGATACACGTCTTTGACATTTATCGTATCGGAAGAATTTAAATATAACACCTGAGGTTTCATGCCGTAAGTATCAGACCCATAACTGAGAATGTTTTTAGTTGCCGCGTCTGTATTGTTATGCGATTGTTGGTTCAGATAAATCCACATTGAAATGGCATAGTTCGCGTTCGGGGTATTCGTCACCGTTTTTGCGTTTGTGTCTGTAATTGTAATGAGGGGTAGGGTATCGGTAGGAACTTTTTGAGGCGTATCTAAAAACAAATAATTACGTAAAATGGGGACGGAATCCTTTTCTATCGTGCGGTTGATGGCCAGAGGAACCGCAATATATCCGATGACTAATAGGATTTCCAGTACAAACAACACAAACACACTGTTGGTTGTCATGCGGATTTGTTTCATCACGTATTCCAAACCATCACTAAATAGACAGGGAATTAAAAAGATTAGGTCGAAAATGAATCCCCACACTCCTGGCCGGTTTCTCAAACTGTTTCCGAAGAATTTATACACAAGTGCCAGTGCGACAATGATAATAAACAACACAATAATGAAAAAAATCTTGTTTAAAAAGTACGTGTACGTTTGCGCCTTTGGAGAGGAACCGTTGTAGTAAAAAATGAGAACAAACAATAAAACACAAAAGGACAGGATGGTGCCAAAAATGACTTTTCGGTCCTTTTTATTGTTTAACAACAGAAGAGAACCGATGGCCATAAAGAGTAAAAATAGCAGGAAAAATATGTATTTACACGATGTCACAATCTTATCAATTTCATCCGACTTTTTATTCGCGGTAGAGGATACATTGACTACATTAAAAACATCAATCACGTTGACAATTTTGGCGGCGCTGGCTTGAAAATAAATCTGTACAATCAATACCGCCAGGAAAATAACAATCGTCAACAAAAAAAGGAATATGAGCAAACACGGCATGATATCGGGGGATTTCAGTATGTTGAGAACCTTATTGGAAAAATTTTTTATTATAATGTCCCGTATTTCCGTATAATTAGACATGATGTTACCGAACTATTCTAATACGACTATAGATTATTACTATATTTTATGTACTATATTACACCGTTGGTATACTACAAGTTTTCCATAGCAGTCTTTTTGCCGTGACATTCTCGGCATAATGCCACTAAATTGTCAATGTGATTACTTCCCCCGTTCTCCAAACGAACGGTGTGATCGACCTCAAACCAGGCAGACAACTGATTTTTACAGTCTCCGCAGCACCAGTTTTGCCGGGCAGCTACAAATTTCTTTTTCGTTTCACTGACCGATCTTTTGGTGGCCTTTTTCCCGTCGTTATGACCAGAATCGAATAACCGATTTTTGTACTGGTTCTCTACCAGGGGGGTCCCGCCTCGGACGGTTCGACCCCCGTCACCGTACGACGATGTTTTCGACATGTCCAGGAGGGGAGCGATGACGCTTGTGACATTTTTATCCACGGGCAAATATTTAATATATTCGTTGGAATTGTGTAGAATGGTA